CTGTATCCCTTAGTGGCGGTCGTAAATATGTTATCTTTGATGAAGCTGATTACCTAAACGCTGCAAATGTTCAACCAGCTTTACGTAATTTCATCGAGGAATATTCCTCTAACTGTGGATTCATATTCACATGTAACTTTAAAAACCGTATCATTGCACCTCTCCGCTCTCGTTTGAGTGAGGTTGATTTTACTATTGAAACCAATGATCGTCCACAGCTTGCTATGCAGTTTATGAAACGAGTAGAAGCAATTCTTGAAACAGAAAATGTTCCATATGATAAAGCTGTAGTTGCAAAAGTAATTCAAAAACATTTTCCTGACTTCCGTCGTGTATTGACTGAGCTACAATCCTACGCAGCATCTGGTCGTATTGATGAAGGTATTTTTGTTAACCTTAAGCAAGAGTCTATGGATGAGTTGTTTAAAATGCTCAAGTCTAAAGCTTTTACTGATATGCGCAAATGGGTTGCAAAGAACTCAGACCAAGATATGAATGAGATGTTTCGTCGCATTTATGACATGGCATCAGATAAAGTTGAAATGAAAAGCATGCCTGGTTTTGTAGTAACATTGGCTGACTATATGTATAAAGCAAACTTTGTCGCTGACCTTGAAGTTAACATGGTAGCTTTCCTTACAGAAGTTATGATGGAAGCTGAATACAAATGAGCGAATGGATTAAAAAACTCGTAAGTATGCACACATGTTTTAATTGTGAAAAGCTTATGAGTAAAAAAGAAATATACAGTGTAGACATCGACACAGCTGAAGGTCCTCTTAATTTTAAGATGTGCCAAACCTGTGCTGATGATTTTGATGATATGTTAAAAGAGTTGGAGGAAGCCCTTGCCGAAAGAGATCAGTCCCTTTGATTTTATGAACGCCGTGTCTTTCTCTAAGGAAGACCTTATTGGTAATCATGATAATCCAGAAATTGCAGAAAAAGAGTACACACCTTATATGGTTAACCGCGGGTTTACTAATTTCGAGGATACTATTCTTCATGCAAATGAAATGAATATGCGAGCACACTTATTCTATGATGCTCAATTTCAATACTACCGTGGTGCATTACGTAAACGCAAACGGTTTTCCAAATGGCCTAAGGCTGATAAAAGTAAAGACCTCGATGCTATCCAAGAAGTTTACCAATGTAATCGTACCATTGCCAAACTATACTTGAAAGCTTTGAGTAAAGATGACCTAAGACTAATACATAATAAGCTAACTACTGGTGGAGTTTCAAAATAAAATAAATATTATCTGATGGTCAAGGTGGGCATCGTGATAATAATTAATAATAATAAGGTGCTATCGTTATGCAAAATGAAGACATTTTTAAAGGTGTCGGTATAGAGATTTCGCTTCCCTCCCCAGATAGTTTTTTAAAGGTAAAAGAAACACTTACACGTATCGGCATTTCCTCTCGTAAAGAGAAAAAGCTTTATCAAACGTGTCATATTTTACATAAGCAAGGTCGGTATTCGATCTTACATTTTAAAGAGCTTTTTATTTTAGACGGGAAGAAGAATACTTTTACTGACGAAGATGAAGCTAGAAGAAATACAATTGTGAATTTATTAGAGGAATGGGATTTAATTTCAATAGTCGCTCCGCAGGAATCAGAAACACTTGCTGCTCCTATTAATCAAATTAAAATTCTTTCTCATAAAGAAAAATCAAATTGGATACTTGAAGCAAAATATAATATTGGAAAGAAGTAAATTATGAAAGTATATAGAATGAAAGACGGTGCGTCACTGCCTGCTTATGCTACACAAGGCTCTGCTGCTTTTGATTTAACCGCATGTGTAGAACACGGCCAAAGAATTACAGCATATAATTCTTGGAATAAAAAAGTTGAAATCGCTGTTAAGGGTGTTGGTACTGCTAGAAATGCATTCCAATTGGCACCAGGTATGAGAGCACTTGTACCTACAGGATTAATTTTTGATATTCCGGACGGGCATGTTATGAAAATGTTCATTCGTTCAGGAACTGCTCTAAAAAGAGGGTTGACATTAACGAATAGTGTTGGTATAATTGATTCAGATTATACGGACGAAGTCTTTATGATGCTTAGTAATATTACAGATAGTTTAGCAGTTATTGAACATGGAGATCGACTTGTACAGTGTATGATTGAAAAAACACTTCGCAGTCAGCCCAAGCTTAAAATTGCTGAAACAGAAGAAAAACCAGAAAAAAAACTTGACCGAGACGGTGGTTTTGGGAGTACTGGTTAATAAATAGTAGGTGAGTTCGCTTCGGGTTCTCACCTATTAAATCTTGCTTATATAAAGGAGATAGCAAAATGAATACACGTAGACTAGACACAACTCTGCTTAACGATCCATTCTTCATCGGCTTTGACCGTATGGTAGATAGGATGAAAACAGCAACGCCAGGTCAAGGCAACTACCCTCCATACAACATTGTTAAAACAGGTGAAGATAGCTATGAACTACAATTAGCTATTGCTGGTTTTAAGTATGAAGATTTAGAAATCATGTTGAAAGATGGTGAGCTTAGTATCCAAGGCAAACATCCCGCTCCAAGTGAAGTTGATTATATCCACAAAGGTATTTCAACACGAGGTTTTGAGCGTAGATTTACTTTAATGGATTCAATCGTCGTTAATGGTGCTGATCTTTCAGACGGAATTTTGACAGTTAAATTAGAAAATGTAATTCCTGAAGAAAAGAAACCACGTAAGATTGAAATCAATACTGGTAATCCTGAATTACTAAACGGTTAATTGTATTAACACTGGGAGGGTTTAGGCCCTCCCTTTATGTGACAATTTGACCTATTTACTTTTATGCAATTAGTGATATATTAATAGTATACCTAATAAATAATTACACACCCACACGGAGAATTACTATGGATAATAAGCCAAAGCCCATTGGTTGGGCAACAACTATTACTGAAATCATTAACATTCCTAAAGATATGTGGGATAGTGTAATGACAGTAGAAAAATCCCCACTACGAAACTTAGACCCTATGGTAGGACACATGATCTTTCAGTGCCTATTCTTTATTTGGTCTGGCATCTTTGCACTTATGGTAGGAAGCTATCTTGCTTTCGGTATTAGTGCTGCATTCCACTTATTGCTTATTAGTGGTATTACAATTACAGTTGTGACATTTCGTCAAGCTGAAAATAATCCTGAGTCATTAAATAACATTTTGAAAACAGGACGTAAGTATGATGGTCGCGCCAACGGCGGCGAGCATGAGTAAAATTCAAGAAAAAATTACTGCTGTTATGGATGAAATCCAAGCACTTATGGAATCCCATCCACGAGCTCACCTTGAACCAGACACTAAGATCCACGAACTAATGGGTCGAGCTGGTATGTACTTTGCACATATGGACGATGAAAATAGAGACTATTATCAATTTGTTCAAATGGCTATTGAAGAAGAGAAGGAATGGAACTTATGAGTGAACAAACATACTATTGCACAACTAAAGGACTTGGTTGGGCTATGTTAATTATTGTGCTTATGCTAACTGCTTTGCCTGCGTTGATGACATTAGCTATGGTTGGCGTTGAAGACTATGCACGTTATTGTAATATGGCAATTCATTTGCCTTGCTTTGGAATTGGAAATTGATAATGAGTACTAGTAAAGAAAGGCGCATTCCTTTAGAGGAGCATGAATTTGCTGGATGGGGGAGCTAATGCATATCATTAGAAAAAAAGACGGCGAAATTATTGCTATAGCATCACGTTTAGAAGATGCTATAGGTATAGCGGACGCCGCCCGAGTTGACAAAGAAGACTATGTCGTTCAAGAGTCAACTGACCAGCAAGAGCTTGCTGAAGTTTATCGCTCTTACTATGGAACAAGATCGCTATGACAAATGATGAAGTCAGAGCAGCTGCTCAAAAGGAAGCTGAAAAAACCTTTGATGGTTTTATATTATGGTCTAAAAGAACTACCTATGCTTCAATCGCGTTCTTATTGATTGTGGCATCATGTAACTTTGGGGTAGAGGACGACACCTATCCTGCCTATAACGGCGAACAATATAATCCGTCCGGTCTTAATGTAAAGAAATAAAGATAGGAAACAAATATGAAAAACTTAATTACCGCTAGTATTATGGCACTCTTCGCAACAACTGCATACGCTGAAGATATGACTGTTGAAATGTTAAATAAACGTGACGATGGTGCTAAAATGGTTTATAGCGAAGACATTGCTCGTATTGATGTGGGCGATACTATTACTTGGGTACCAACATCCAAAGGGCATAACGTAGAGTTTATTGCTGGTCCTGACGGTTGGAAAGCACCAAAGAAATCAAAACTAAATAAAGAAGTAGCTATTACATTTGACGAGCCAGGTGTTTATTTGTATCAGTGTTCACCGCATAAAACAATGGGTATGATTGCTATTGTTGTTGTAGGTGAAGGAGATAATGATATTTCAAAAGCTAAAGTAAAAGGTAAATCAAAAAAGAAACTCAAAGAGTTACTGGCTGATCTATAATGTGTCCAGCATGTTACATTAACGGACTTCTGTTGCTTATATTTGGAGCAACAGGGGCGCAATTAGCCAGCAACCCTTGGATTATTGCACTCAGTACAGTGCTTACTATTGGCGGCTTTTGGTGGATGTGGCGAGCATACAAACGCAGCAAAGGCAAAGGCGGACTAAAAAAGAATCTTAAGATTACGGCTTTGGTTTTATTTGCATTTGCGGCAGGCTATGTTACGGCAGCATATCAAACACATGAGTATTGGCAAGAAGCATATGGTGCTGAGGATCATTTAGAATGAGCAAGCCGAAATGAAAAGTTTAGTTGATAAAATACCAGAGTTTTGTATGAGCCATTGGTTACTTCGTATTCCATTGGCCATCGTATTCCTTCAACAGGGCCTTGATAAATGGCCCGTTGATGCTGGAACAGCAGAGTCCTTTGCACTACCACTAATTGTTTGGGTCTTTGTTGTTTATGGTGAAATTGGTTCAGGAGTCGGATTACTCGTTGGCGGAGTACTTGCCAATTGGTTTAAAGAATTGGGCGATCTAACTACGCGGTTTAGTGGTATTACAATCTGTAGTATTATGACAGGCGTTATTTGGATCGGCGAACCTGAAAGCTTTATGGATGTAATTCTATATGATAACTTTCATGTTTTATTATGGGTAGGTGGAATGTTTTTTGCACTAAGAGGTAATAGAACGTAATGGTAAAACCTAATACCAGTTTCAACTTAGATGTTGATGATATAAATATGATTGATGAAGCGTTGATTGTATTACAACATCAGCGTACCGGCGTTGTAGGATTTGAAATAGAAGCTATTACAAATCTTAGAGCCAAAATTTTTCATCAAAAGAATTGGTATAAACCAAAGGACCGCTTCGCAGGAGGCGGATAACACACACAGGAGAACTAAAATGTTAAATGATTTTACAACTAATTATTGGATTGACCATGTTCAGTCTACAAAGAAAACAATGGTTGACACATTGGTAAAAGACGAAAAACTGTCTGCACCTTTGCATGCCTTTATTGAAGCTCAAACAGCTTTTACCAAAACCGCTGTTAAATCAATGAGCGAATTTGCTAATGCGTCAGGCGAAACTTTTGCAAAGGTAGTAAAATAATGAGTAAAAATCCTTTTGAAATTCGTGCTGATATGTTGCAAATGGCTAAAGAGTATATGGATCAAATCCATGAAACTAACCATATCTATGCAGCCAAAATGATGGAATTAGGTCAAATTCAATTTGAAGAATATCAAAAGATGACTGAACTATATTCAGTCGAGGAACTTACGAAAAAAGCTACAGAGATGTACTCGTTCGTTTCAAAGAAAGACTAATTAAAAGGGGATCTTCGGGTCCCCTTTTTTTATCTTGGACCAGCAAGGCCGTTTGTTAATCCAATTTCACGCATTACACCACCACCGCCTCCGCCGCCTCCTGAAACGTTAGTCATTGCAACTGATTTATTTCCTTCTGTAATGTTAAAAGATTGAGGTGCAATAGTAGTTGGTTGTATGGTTATAAGCTGGCCATAACCACTACCTGCTCCATCTTCTATGGTAGTAAGGTTAGGTCTTTCATTCTGACCTTGAACATAAGCTCTACCATTGCGATCAGTAAACATTAAATTTCCGGCTGAGTTTCTAACATAATTTCCTCTAAAATATGGACTATCAGATAATCTAACATCAGCGCCTGTATAATAATTTTGACCTAGGGATTGACTAGCAAAATTACCATCTAAAGCTTCGCGCATTCCGCCAGGACGACCACCTCCAGCGATATATTCTTGCTCTGCAGTAATTGCTGCTCTTTGGTCTTCTGGTAACATGTCAAAAGTATCACGAGCTTGTCTTTCTTTATCAGACATCCAGTCTTCGTAGGCCTGGTGTAATTCTTCTCCAATACCTTCCATAATTTCAACATGCCCTTCGTTATCAGGATTAAACGACTCATTGGTAACAGCAAAGAAAATTTCCGTTGCAACACTACCGATATCAATAGCAGTTCCTGAAACTGTAGGTAAAGGAATAGAAGCTACTTGTAGTGCGGCTGATGTGAAATCTCCTTTTGCAAAATTCCATATTGCGTATCCAAGCGATGCAACAGCTCCAACAATTGGAACACCCATAAGAATAACTTTACCAATTTTATTTCGAGCCATTCTAGCTATAAGGCCTCTTTTTTCAGCTAATATTAATTGCCCTGCATTTTTTCGAGCAGTGGATAACCCAGCGTCACCTTGTCTAGCACCTTGGTTTCTCAGGCCATTATATGCTGAAGGTGGTACCCGCGGTGATGTGTCTACATTAGGAAGTCCATCTTTTCCAAAACCAGCAGCTTGAAGCCTAGATTGTGCATCAACGTTACGAATATATTTACCGTTAGCGTCCATGTCTTGGTATCTAAAATTATCCGGTCCAATTTGAGTTACTCTTAAATTAGGAGCTGGAGCTACAGGTTTATCTGGAACAAAGTCAGCACCATCTGGTCTAAAGTTAGTTCTAAGGTTTGTATCTGAGGCTCTTAATCTCGCTCTCTCATCTGCGGTCATATTGTCTACTGGATTAGATCGGTTTGCTGGGTTGGTCGCGCCTGCTCTTGCTCTAACTTCTGCATCTAGGTCAGGATCTCCAGAAAATATTCTTCGTAAAACTTCTCCAGTAACACCACCTGCTAAAAGTCTTCTAAAGAATCCTCTTCGGCCGGGAGTGCCACCGCCGGGTCTATTACGATTCATAAGAGCCAAAGCTGTTCTCATAGTTAGGTTATATGCTTGAAGAGCACCAATAGACATTAAAACTGTTTTTGCTATGTCTAACCAACCAATATTAGTAATCGTCTCCAAGCTTGTTTTAAGACTTGCTAATGACTCTCCAATTCCATCTAAAGAAGCTTGAAGGTTGGAAAACGTTGTTGGTAAAGTTGAAAAATCAATTCCACCTAATCCTTTTGCCATTGATCCTAAGTTGGTTTCAAACGCTGTCCAGCCGCCATTTGTTTTTTCATCAACAAATCCTTTAAGAAGATTGTACCCTACAAACAATCCCGCAGCGCCTAGAGCAAAGTTCTTTAAAGAAAATCCCGATGCAATAGAATCTGCTATATTATCAATTTTTTTATCAGTTTCTGCTTTAGCTGCGGCATCATTGGCTTTTGATTCAGGTTCTAATGTAGGTTTTTGTGCCTGTCCTCCAAGTTCATCAAACTGTTCACTAGTTCTTCCTCTTTCAACCGCTTCTTGTTGCAGGCCGAGCTGGGCTTGCATCATTTCTGTTTGCATTTTAATATTGCTATTAATAGAAGTAAACAATCCATCAAATTTTTCTAATTTGATGTTCATAGACTTAATAGAATTAGTCCCAGTATTTCTAATGAGATCACCTTCTGATTTTAAGCGCTCTATAATCGCTTTTGTTTCTTCTGATAATGAAGCCATTTACTTGTTCTCGCTTTGTTTTTCTAAATAATCGCTCAACATACTAAAATATAAATCTCTTTCATAGGGTAACATATTTTCTATCTCAGTTATAGAATATTTATGGTGCTGTGCCATTGCAAATATAATCCTATAATAATCTTTCAAGGATATATGACACAGCGCTAGGAAAAAAAACTTCGAATTCCTTCTACCACAAATGTCTTATCATCACCTTTGTTATTTTTATAATGCATTTCATGTCTAAGCTTTGGCATTGTTTCAAAGAACCTTTGAATGCCTTTTACCACATCGCCTGAAACGTCTTCCATAAATTGGTTGACTTCGTTTTCTGTATAGTTTTTAAATTCAAATACCTCATCTGCAGAAGCAACTTTGTCTAAACAAGATATCATAATAAAATAGCTTGCCAATGGATCGTCAGCTGTAAAAGTTGTAATTTTAAGAAATTCGTCAATTGTTGGATATTTTAAATATAAAATGTAGTCGTCATTAATTTTTACTTCGTTAGTATGATCTTTGTCTGTAGTAAGCTGAACTTTATCAAGATCTAACTCAAGGGAAACTTTTTCTTCTGTATCAGGGTCTAAGATATTAAAAGTAATACCATTATCTACAGATCTAGATCTTAAAGCAAGTAGCAAATATTCTAAATCAAACATAGGTAATTTTGTCGCGTCAACTTCAAAACAACAATTTGATACAACTTGTTTAATAGCTGTAATTTGTTGTGACACATCATCAGACTCTGCTGCAACTAAAAGTATTTTTTCTTCTTTAACAGTAAAAGGTCTATATTTAATTGTTTCTTTGCTTGATGGTAAAATTAGTTCAAAAAGTGGTAAATCAATCTTAGGCAGCATAATTTATTTCTCCATTATCTAAAAAACTCTTCGGAGTTCATTAATTGTTTTATCCCATGTATTTGTTACACGAGTATATTTGTTAACTGCATCTGTAATTGAACGAGGAACTAAGTCTTGGCCAATGAACTGACCAATGGCTCCAACCTGATTAATTAAACCAAGTAAGCCGTTGCCTCTTCCAAATGGTGCGGTTGGCGATCCTATTTTTTCTCCCGAATATTCAATTCTGTCATATTGGAAACTGACTGGTAATACTGAATATTGGTCATTGTTTTCCCATGCTAAATCTACGTCACCAATTTGAATTGGGAATGCGTTATGTAATACAACTTCATAAAACGCACCTGATGTTTGGTAATTAGCTGAGTAATGTCTAATAGTAACTGTGCATGCATATTCATCTTTATAGTTTATTTCAAACGGTAACATACCGTCTACTTCTCCAAATGGACCTGCAGCTGTACTATAGTTTACGATTTGTTGAGCCCATGAATGGAAAAATGATAACACTTGACTAGAAGAATCTAGCATAAAGATTGATTGAACAGGTTCTGATTGAAACCCAGTTGGCATCATTCTTCTCATTTGGCCTACTTGTTGGTTTTCAACGCTGTTAAATAACATGCCAGGAATGGTTGCGTTCTTACAAAAGAATAACATGTCTCTTTCGCTGGCCCTTGAGGTAGCTTTGGCACCAGTAATTTGAACTTGGAATAGAGAACCTTTTGCGGGTCCACCAAACCAATCCATTTGTGATTTAAATTCATTAATACTAAATGGCATTACATACCTCTTATGATTTTCCTGGAGTCGGCATAAACTTGGGTTGCTGTCGCACCGACGAATTTTTGTGTTGGTAAGAACAAAGCCACATCCCATTCAGTTGGATTAATATAAGCTGGTTTTGATCTCACCTGTGCGTTTAAATAATGTTTAATGCAAGGTTTAAAATGCTTAAATTTAGTAGTACTATTAAGTATCTTATAATTTGCTGTTAGTCTTGTTGTATCATTAAACGCTTTGTTGTTCATTACAGTATATAGTTCATCCATTAATTTTGCTCTAAATGGTGGAGGTAAATAATGTAAATTAATTCCAAGAAAACCACCCTTTGCTTTATTTATAGGAAATATTAACGGAAATCGGTCATAATATGGTAATGTTTCTTTATGCTTTGGATCATAAGCAAACAAATACATATTACCTAATAAGAATCTAGTATCTTGTCGTCTGTTACTGTCTGTTCTTAGTTCACGTATTAACCTATCGGTTTGGTTTTTCTTTGGTAATGCTTTCGCCTGGTCTCTATACCATTGACGCGCATCCTGAGTACGCCCTGGAACTTGACCGGCCCTAATACCTTTAAGTAATATATCATCAAACATTTTAGCCATTTATTTAATTCCTAATTGGTCCTCTGTATATATGTCAAAATCCCAGCCACGTCCTGCACAAAATGCACGAGCTGCTTTCCACTTAGCTTCATTTACACCCCAAGTTTTAACCTCGTTTAAATACCTACGAGATATTCTTCCCTTATCCGTTTTCATTTTAGAACGATCCGGTGGTTTGGTTTGGTGCTTAGGTTTAATTTCTATCATCAGCGTTTTAGTTTCTCCACTAGGAATTTTTCTATTCACCACGACATCTGGAAAATACCTATGCCGTTTACCATCTACAGGCGAGTAATAAGGAACAATTACTTCTTCACTTTGCCACCAAACTACATCAGGGTGAGTATCTAAATACCTAAAGAATTTAAACTCCCACATAGACCTATAAATAATCTTAGTCGGGTCTCCTTTGTATTTTCGTGGATTTTTTGGTTTAAACCTCCCACTATAAGCCAAGTGACACCCCATAATTTGTTATAAATAGTCTTATAACCTATTTATAACCCAAAGGCAATGGTAAGCAAATGTTCGGTAGACAACGCACAACAAGACCTGAATACTTTAGATCAGAGGAATTATCTGCAAGCGGTTCAGGCATTTTAAGGTTTCCAGACCAACCTCAACCGCATACAATGTTACTTGTTTTTAAACGATACGCATATGAAGATTTTTCAAATGGAACGTTTAACAGATTACAAACAACAGGATCTCGTACAAGCTCTGTATCCTCTCGGCAATCTGGTATTTCTTTAAGAAGTACAAAAACTATTGAGCTGCCGTTTCCAAAACAATTAGTAGATACTACAGGGTTAATCGTTAACAATATGCAAAGAGATCCACTTATGGAATCTGCAGCTACCGCGCTTACTAATTTTGCTAAAGGTGGTAATTCTACTTTAAG